TTAACTTACTAATTTTCTTTCGATATATTTTGGGTATGCTTTTTGCGGGTACAAATCGCCTTTTTTATGGTCAAGTACTACGTATCTATCGTTTACCCAATATATTGCATGTCTTCCATCTGTGATTTTTATAAAGTTTTTTCCTGATTCAAATACTTCTTTTACATTCAAATTTTTAAATTCTTCTTTTGTAACAAACATATTTTTAGCTCCTCTATTTATCTTCTTTGTTTTCAAGTGATCTTTGATACTCGTATAACTTTATTATCGTTCTGAATCTGGCATCTGATAAAGATGTTTTTCCATTCCTTAAATCTTGCACAGTTTGATATGGTAATCCGGAATTTTTAGCAATTTTATACCCCGTTTCTTTTTCGAATAACTTTTCTATTGATTCAATTATTTCTTTTATTGCTGTCATTTTTATCCCTCTTCCATAAATTGATAAGCAGTAAAGTAGTAAGCAGTGCAACAACACTTTTACTTATATCGTTGCCTAAAAACACGTTTATCCAAATAAGAATGATTAAAATAATGTAAATTGTTTTCATAGTATTTTAGTGTTAGAATTTATATATAGACAGCCCTTTCGGGCTTGTCTACTTACTTATCGTCTTTTTTCAATGTTTTCGCTATGGCAATTGCTGACATTGTATAAAAGGCGATTTCTGCTATAGTTTTAAAATTTTCTAACACTTTTTATCCTCCTCTCAACTGGTATACCTTATTATAACACGGTTAAACGTGATATGCAATACTTTTTATGAACTTTTTCGTTTTTTTGCATAAAAAAATAACCACACTCCTAAATTAATAGGTGGTGTGGTTTTGTTGGTTGTGTGGGTATAAAAAGAGGTGACTATCAGTAACAGTCAACCTCGAGTACATTCCGAAGATATGTACCGCTATTAGTTTATAATCATAAGATAGAGAATAAATTCAATTATTAAGAGTTGATTCCAGTTTATTAAAATATTAATTTTATTGTAAAAAAGCACTCACCAATTGGTGAGTGCCCAATGAGGGTCACGTACAAATACGCTTAGAAACCATTCGACTTACTCATTGCTAAAACAGGCGCTATGCTGTTGAATTTATTATAACACTTTTAATTCTATCTTTCAATATAGAATGGACTTTTAGGACTATGAAAATATGAATCGTCAGGAAGTTTTAAACACGATTCTTCTTTTAAATATTCAGAACAACACTTTTCGTTACCTCTAAATCTTCTATATTTTGTATTGGCGATTAAGTCTGCTACTTGTATTAATCTATCGTGTTTAGAATCTAAATATTTTATAGTGAATCGACTCTGAATCGAAGGCATAAAATCCCAATACATCTGCTGAAACATAAACGTACCCGGTTTAGACCAGAAACTGTTAAGATATTCAATAAAGTTTTGCAAACCTTCTTTACTATTAAATGCTTCATTATCAATTTTTATATTTACTGAGTCTTCCTTATTTATATATTGTTTTTTAAAAATTTTTTCTATAATTCTTCTAATTGCAAATTGTTTGTATCGCTTAACGTTTATCGGATTATGAAAATTCAGTCTCTTAAGTTCTGAATTTTTTACAATTACAAAAAATTGATGAGCGCCATCTATATCAGATAAAATGGTTAATAATTTTTTTCTATCTTTTATTTTTAAGTAATTACCTTTTAGTTCCCCTTTTATATGTCTTGTTTTACAAAAAGCGTTAATTTTATTGTTGATTTCTTCGATAACTTTTTGACTCTCTACGAAGAGACAACCATATAAAAAATACTCATGTCTTCCATTATTACTCAATTGTCCTGAATCATCTATGTATAAAAACTTTTCTCCCATTGTTTCATTACCCTTTTCATTTTTTAATTAATTTTATAGTACAATTTTAATTTTATCCAGACAGAACATAATGGCGAACAAAAATAACCACCCAGTAACTAGTATGGGTGGTTTAAATATGCAGTCAGCTTCTTACTGCTTTACGCAAGTAAGTCCTCTGCATAGCCAGATTGACTACCGGAAATGTGGTTTTAAGCCAGATTGGTTACTGGTAATGTAATTACATTATAACATAAAAAAATAGGCAAGTACCGAAGTACCTGCCTAGAAAAGGATCATTCACTTTTTTACTCTAACTGATTTCTCCCCATAAGTCACCTAATATCTGATTAGGCGGGGCAGAACCATTCCATGTTCTAATAGGCAAGTAATAACGTTGCCCCTCCCATGTATATCCTACCCAAACATGACCATCTTGTAACATCACTTCTGTATAATCACAATACCCACCAGGTTGGAACTGATAACCCACTGGACAAGATAAGAATGGCCCCACTTTTCTTACTGTGATTGGTTGATTGCCGTTTGTGAATCTAGCACTTTCTTCCATGTAGTAAGTGCCGTATTTATTTCGTTTCCATGCACTCGCAACTGGTTTAACTGTATTACTTGAAGCGCTTGACTCATTAGAGACAGTGGCAACCGGTATTTTACCATCTATGTACGCCCTAATCTGCTTGATAAAGTAGTCTTTAAGTTGCAACCGCTTGTCTTCTGGCAATAGACCGCGAGTTACTGGGTCAAAACCAGTGTGTAAAACCGAACTTCTATGAGGGCATGATGTTGAAGTGAATTCGTTGTGTAATCGGATTGTGTTACGGTTTGCTGGTAATCCCCATTTTTTCAACAATCTAGCACATTCTTGGAAAGTCGCCTGTTCATTTTTTAAGAATGTCGCGTTATCTGCGCCCATTGATTGACACACTTCAATACCGTAACCATATTTATTACCTATTTGATTCGCTGTATGCCAACCTACTTGAGATTCATCTAAGGCTTGCCAAACTGTGTTACCTGATACGTAACTATGCGCAATACCTGCCTCTAGTCTCGATAATGGCGCGTTAACTAATCCATTACGATATGCTTCTGCTGTTGCTCCTTTGCTTCCTGCGTCGTTGTGAATAACTATAAACTTAGGGTTACTACCACGCTTAGGCAAGTCATAACCTTTAACCACATCTTTGATGATTTTAAGTTCTACCGCTTTAGGTTGTGGCTTAGCCGTTTCTTTTTTAGGTGTTTGCGTAGGAGATTGTACTGATCGTGGAGCTGTTTCGCTTTTGAAGTTAGGACGGATAAACCACATAGGGAAGTCGTAAGCGTGTTGGCGTCTTGTAACTTTTTCCCAACCCCATCCGGGTTGTTCGATTCCGTCAGTCCAGCCACCGCCTAGCCAATTCTGCTCATATACAATGATATAATCTAAAGTTGCTTCAATTACCCATGCTACGTGTCCGTATCCTGCACCGTAATTACTACCGAACACAACCATGTCGCCGGGTTGTGCCAAAAAGTCCGGTGTATTTTGGTATACAGTAGCTAGTCCATCGAAATTGTTTGCAAATGGTATATCTTTTGCACCTAAACCTTTTAGAAGTAATCCAAACAAAACTTTCCAACCAGCATTGGCATAATCAAAGCATTGAAATCCATACCATAAGTCCACATTGAATTGTTTTCCCTCAGAAGTTTTCAACCACTCTATAAACTCTTTTTTAGTTAATTTTGCTTGCATTGTCGCCACCTCCATGATGATACTCATTCACATCAAAGCCAACATCGTTAGAGGCGTCTGTGAAAGGTTGTGATGTATCATATTCTTTTGGTGCTTTCGCGCTTAATTCCGGCGTTAAACTACTGTCTTGTGATGATTTCCACGTAACTTGTTGTTCTTCTTTATTGCTATCTCTAGGCTCTTGATATGTCTGTGCTATAGATGAATCTGAGACGCCTTTTGACGTTGGGTCAGTAATAACGCCAATACCTGTAAGTAACGTGAGGATAGCGCCTATAATTGCGCTAGCTTGATTTAATTGAGTAGATAAATCTAATCCGAATAAATCTGTGATTTGTTTGATAAATAACAACAATGCACCAACTAAACCTGTTAATACTGCTTTATTTTTAAATCTCAATTTCCAGTTAATATCCATTTGTTTGCTCCTTTTATCCAAAATAAAAAACGACTAAAAAATTAGTCGTTTAAAATTATTCAATGGTCAATGTCGGAGATCCTGAATAAACATCACTTATAGTGACATACAACATCCCTGAAGGATTACTAAAGTTGATATTTTTACTTGCCACTCCGCTATTGACTCCTGATATTCCTAAATCACTTGACCCTAAATTAGTTTGCGAAATCCTCATTATACCGCTACGTACATTTTCTATTGTCACCTGATAACTTTTATTGGGTTCAACTCCATTTATTGTCCATTTTGCTGTTGATTCTTCTATGCTATCCGGATATTTATTTTTAGGTAAGGGTTTTATTACAAAAGATGAAGGCTTTTTCCATACTTGGATATTTCCAGCATATACTTTTGTATATTCTTCACCTTCGTAAATAAACTTCTTTACATTTTTAAAATTACCTTCCATAAAAATCACCCTTTAATTAAATATAACGTATTCGGGGCTTTTTGATATATATAGTTATATTCATTTTCTGTTCCTGTCCAAATTTTAACCGTCGGTTGAGATGCGCTTTTTAGTTGATATAAATTATCCGCTTGTTGTTTAGTAAAAGCTTGAGATGACAAAACATACCGCTCGTCATGATTATGATTTTTTGGAGCATATAAATCATTTAGTGTTTGTTTGAATTCCTCAAAATCTTCTGTATTAACTTTTGAGCCAATCTGTTGCAATACACTTTCTGAAATAGAGTTGTTTTGTATTGCTTCTGCTAATTCTCTTAATGTGTTCATAGATTCAGGCGCGCTATCAACTAGTTCAGCAATTTTTGTATCCGTATACGTTTTAGAGTCGTTGAGAGTTGTATCTTTGATTTTTTCAACTTCTTACAATTTATTTTCTAACCCTTCAACATTTGCGATATTGATTTTGTCCAATAACTCAGGTTCTGCTTTGATATCTGTATCTTTACCATCAATTTGCCACATTTTAGTGTCAGGATTGATTGATACTACAGTACCGTTTTTACCGGGTGCGCCTTGTTCTCCTTTTTTACCTGCTTCACCTTTTGCTCCAGGTTGTCCCGGTTCGCCTTTATCACCTTTCGCACCTTTAAATCTACTTTCATTCTTTTCGATGTAAGAAATGACATCTTTATCTATTTTTTCTTTAAAGTCTTTGCTCAATAAATCTGTCGCGTTATCTTTTAAAATTCTCGTAATAGCATCATCTACCAATTTAATATCGATTTCTTTTGCTACAGCAGATTCAATGCCACTATCAACGATATTGAAAGAAAAGTTCGCGACATGTATTTTTTCTTCTTCTTTCTCTAAAAACAGCTTACAACGAACATAACCAGCGTGTTTGATAACCTTTTTAGGTATCTTGTAGGTAATGAACCCTTTTACAACATCGTCGATAATAAGGGGCTCATTTTTGAATATAGAGCCATCTTCCATAAACAAATGTAATCTAGGTGTTAAGCCATGTGCTTTTAGATCGATACGACCTTGTTTGTCATTGATACCTATTCTTATAGATGCTGTATTTTCATCTTCAGTGTAAAATCGACAGCCGATGTCACCTAATTCAACACCATCATTTTTTATTCTCGTTTCAACATCTTTTATTTTGTACATTTATACACCTCTTTATTTATATTTATCTCTTATAAAGTAGATACCTTTTAAGCCGATTTGTTTATATAGCTTAGCGATTGTACTAGCTTGATGTTGGCACCACTCTATAGCAGTAGCGTATTGGTGCGTAGCTGGATTCTTAGGATTCCATCTGATTCTGTACAGTGTATTCTGCCCTTTGTTGATGTAATCCTTTCTTACGAAGCTAGCACCGCCCATGATTGCTTTTGCTGGAGTTGTCCAACCTTTATTCTTAGCAAATTTCATTGCATAATCAGGGTCGTTGTCGAATGCACCAATACCGAAGTAATTATATGCACCGTATCTACCACTAGCGAAGTTACTTGTTCCGTATCCACTTTCTAAGAAAGCATGCGCGATCAAATAGATTTCGTTAATGTTGTTTTTCTTACAGGCTTCTGCAAATGCTTTGCCTTGTCCGTCTAGCGTTCCTTTTCCTTTGAGTATCTTATTAAGCGCGCTAACTGAAACGCCTTGATACTTGCCTAAATTAAGCATTTGATAGCATTGTGTGTTACTTTCCCATATACGCTTAACATTCATTGCTGAGCTCGTTTGTGCTCGTGTTGCATTAGCCCAGCCCCATGTATGAGATTTTTTCGGGTTACCCCTAGACATTTGTCTATCCAGTGCTTGCTGGAACGTGAATGGACTTTTTTCAGTAACGATGCTTGGTTTTTCGTCTGATGCAGTGGGTCCTCTTGTTGACGCACTGTCAACCGATGTTTTATCACTAATTCTTATTGTTGTTTTTGTAGTTACTTCTTTAATATTTTCTCGTGTCAATATATCTCGTTTGATGTACGTCTCAAGCATTTTCTTTTTGACTTGCTCATACTTTGCGCCATCCGGTATACCTTGCTTAATCAAGTCGTAATTAATTAAATCTTTCATACTACGCCAAATATTAGGGTCTACCTTTAACGTCGTTTCAGATAATTCTTTATCTGTTCCTGATAACAACCATACACCCCGTATTAAAGCTTGTATTTGGTTCATTAAGAATTGACGCTTACTATCTGTTTGACCACCACATACTTCAATAACTAGCCAATTAGGGTGACGCGGGTCATCAAAATTGGTTGGTCTAGCAAGCCATGTAGCCTCTCTATCGACATATAAATGCGGTATTTCATAATCGCTTATAAACTTATTTCTTTGCGTATACAGTTCGTCTACAGAACGCATATGCATTGATTCTTTTATATATAATCCTTGAATATCTGAGCGTTCATCACCCATTACAACTATATGATCAATGAAGTGCTCTTCTTTATCTAAAACATTGCTGTAAGCAGTGTATTTTACTGTTTTAACTTCTTTAAATTGCGGTTTCTTCGCTTCGCCAGTAATTGTTGAGTCATTGGCTTTTGATGCTGAACTTGTATCAGTACTACTAGGTTTGCTAGTATCTTTTGAGTATGGAGGCCTAACAAAGCCTGTAACACTTACATAAGGGTGTCTTACTAATCTTCCTGGAGAACCTGTCCAACTATTAGAATTAACCCAGTTTTGGTCAACGCTATAAAAATAACTTTTATTAGATGGTCCTACTACTATTGCGGTGTGTCCGTCCGAACCTATTCCGTTGCCAGGGTGCCAAATTGCTATGTCTCCGGGTTCTGGTACAAATCCAGATGAATAACGATAGAATCGGAAACCCTTAGGATATCTGTAATTAGCCATATCCTTAGCATTGCCCCATGTTACAAAACCCCAATATCTTTTAAAAATAAAGTTAGGTGTATCCCAACATTGACTGCCCCGATAGTTATCTATATTAATCCTCTTACCAATATTCGACTTTGCCCACTCCACCACTTCACTAGCTGTAGGCTTTCTAGTCTTTGGGTTAGGTAATCCCATGTATGCACCTCATTTCAATCAAAATAAAAAGCCAGTGCCGAAGCACTGACTCTTAACTGTTATTTACATTTACCAAACCAGAAACACGACCAAAAGCTATATCCTAAAATTCCCTTAAGCATGGTAATCACCTCCTTTAAATGCCAAAAATAGTTCTTAGTAAAGCTATGACAATCGTACTGAAGATAGTCCCTATCAAACCGAGAATCCACATTTTCATATCGCGTATATTTTTGTCGTTTTCTTTCTTATTTTTTTCGTCTATCTGTCTTTCCCTCTGGATAGCATCTAAAGTTTTATCTAATTTAATGTTAACTTGCTCTTGAGTTTTTTGACCTAATTTAATCTCATTGAGAGTGCTAAGCATTGTTTTATCATTCTCTTCTAATCTTCTAATTCGCCATTCATGTTCGTGTCGTTTGGTAAATCCAAACATTACACCACCCACTTTTTGTTAAATTAAAAAGCCACAAGCATTACACCTGTGACTTTTCATCTTTTGTTTCTGGATATTTTTCACCAGTGATCAATGCATATTCTTCTTTGTCGATTACACCCATGTCTACGTACCACTTAATTTGCTCATTTTTATAGCAACCCCACACATAAAAAGTTTTAATGTCTTTAAAAGTTGGATAAATCATCTTCATCATTTAAACGTCCCCCTCAGTATTTGTTTTGTTAGTTTTCAGTTCGGTCAACTGTTGTGTTAACATAGCGTTTTGTTGCGTCAATTGCATTGTCAACATGTTCACTTGCGTCATCTGCATTTGCATACTTGCAACCATTCCGCGAAGTTCTTCATCACTCAAATCTGATTCACTTTGTTGTTTTGATGCATTCGGTACGTCTTCTTTTTCGAAATTGCTATTGTATTTAATTTCGCCGTTAGTGAAAACAAACTTTCTAGGTTCGAACTCTTCTTTAAATTTAATAGGCACATTGTTATCATCTACATCTAAACTATTGCGTAATCCGCCAGTATTAACGTATCCGATAACTTCGTTTTTATCGTTTACTGTGATTTTCATTATTTCCACCCCACAATTTTATTTATCGTAACTCTGTTTGCATTAGCACCAGAACCTGTTTTACTGCCTAAATCAAGGTACACATCGTTATCGATTTTTAACGTCGTACCACTTTCTTTAGTTATTAAGCATTCATAACTACCACCACCGTTACCGTCTGAGTCAACTACATTTGTTTTACTTAATTGAATCGCATTTGGTATAGAGGTTAAACTGAATGCTTCAATAACACCACCTGGATAAGTACCGCTTATGAATAGAATTGCATAATTTGTATAAGCTTCGGTTAAATTAATCCTTGTTCCTACACCGTTTGCAGCACCGTCGAATAACACGGCTGTTTTATGTTCGTTAGGTGTAGCCCATTGTGAGTCTAATCGACCATTTGTGATTGATCGTGTATAAACTTTTTTAGAGTTTGAAGGTGTGAAGTTGAATAACTTATTTGCATCATCTTTAACAAATACTGATAAGTAGCCTTCGTAACTTTCAACAATACCTGGTAAATCAGGCACACTTGTTACGTAATAATTCCCAGCGCCCAATGCTTCTAAATTACCTTTGGCGTTATATAAGTTCTTTTGGATTGATTGACCGTTATGTTCTGTTAACTTATGTTGTTGCCAACTCGTTGTTCCGAATTTATCATCTACATACTGCTTGGCTTGATTTAAAGCGTTGTTTGATGTTTCTTCAACGAATTCCTTAGTTAAATCGCCGTCATTTTTTTTGTAAAACGGGTACCATGTGCCACTAATTTTATATTTTGTATATTCGTCGTTTGAATCATCTGGATACCATGTTGCACGTGCCGTACTATCATCAACAACATAGACAACTAACACGCCTGATTTTCCTAAAGTGTTAGGAGCTACCGGAATATCTGAACCATCGTCAACGCCATCTTCTTTAGGTGTATCGACAGTACCTATATCTTTAAATGAGGGCGCATCTGTCGCGCTAGTGATATGAATAATCCTAGATGTGTTAACTGCGCTTAAAACGCTATCTATGGACTGCTCAGACGATTCGATTGCTTTACCGTAATCATCAGTAATTTTAGACTTTTGCCAATTTGTTGTTGAATTACCTTTGATTAGGTCTGCACCATTGATTTGTTGTTCAACTTCGTTAACACGTTCAAAAATCGCTTGCTCTTTATCAACAATTTTCTGGAACTCGCTATTTATATATTGAACGGCTTTGTCTTGTGTTGTTGTAATCATCTGTACCGCTTCATTTTGTTTGATTTCTAATCTTTGAATACCTTGATTAATATGACTATCAATTTCAGTAACCAACGATTTTGTATCACTTAAACTTTTCTTTAAGTCCTCAACTTCTTCTTTAACACTTTCTGTTAAGTCCTGAATTGATTTGATATAAACCAACTTTGTTTTGCCGTCGAAGTTACTAATTAAATCATTTTCGATATTGAAGCTAAATTGACGCTCTACAATTACGTTATTGCTACCGTTTTGAGTAAAATATGCTTGCGCATGTACTCGACCAGTGTATTTTAAGAACTCGTTTGGGATAACGTATTGCATTCGTCCATTAATTGCATCAACAATTGTAAGTTCATCACTAATATAAGCGCCGTGTTCATCGTCGAAGTTATCCGTCTTAAGCACAATACTAGTCATCGCATTATGTTTGCTGATTGATAACGGCTTATTATTCTTAGTTACTGCAAAATTTAAAACACCAGTTCCTCTATCTGATTCATAGAAACTGATGTTTGTGTCAATAACCGGATTATATTGTGATGTTGTTTGTAACTCGATTAAGTTATCATCTTTTGAAAAATTATCTACTACCATTATTCAACCTCCTTACCTTCTATTATGCTCCAACCACTATTACCACCAGTACCAAAGTTTCTAACGAAAAACTGGTGAGCAGAAGCAAAGTTATTACGTCTTAGCACTTGTGTTGTGTTACCCGGTGTATTTGATTTTACTTCTAACACCCAGCCTGCAATACCTTTGTAATCTTTAGGGAAGTCAGAAAAACGTTTTGATTCTTCAGTGGTGATATAGAAGTCTAAACCAACAATTTTTAAATCAGACAATTTCGTGATGCTCTTAGGGATATGTTCCCAATAACCAGCACTTTGTGGGTTAAAATTCCATGAACCGTTGTTTTTCTTGTTAAAGATGTCGATAACACGTTCAAATTTGAGCATATTTCTACCTGTGCTGTTTCTAGTTAGTACTTGTCTTAACGCACCATTATAATGACCAGGCAGTACATCAAAGAACCAACCTGCATCTCTAAACGCTTTCGGTAACGGGAAATCTAACGCATTTTGTGTGTCTTGCGTATAGATATAGTAATGACCAACTTCCGTAATATCACTTAGATATGCTGGGTTCTGTATTGGTAACGGTTTAACACGTCCGCCTGAATCAGTCATTGATACTTGAGGTGCGATGTTTTTCAAGAATTGGTTTACACCTCTTTGACCGATAGAATAAATTGAATGATGTCTGTTGTTACCAGGTCCAATAGTTACCCCGATTAAAAGTGCTTTACGTCCTGTTTCTAGATCGTAATACATATCTAGACCCTCAGCCTCTTGGAAATCTCCTTTAAAGTTGTTATTCACACCGCCTATATCGATACGACGTTTAAATAACAATTCTTTCGTTTTGATATCGAAGCCTTGTAAGTAATTAGGGTTAGCTGGATTTGAATCGCCAGTGTACCAATATAAGATACCTGCATCATAAGCAATACCTTGCATAGGTTGCGTACCTGATGTGTATTGCATAGGGATATCCATTTGGTACAGTACTTTGTCTATACCTTTATCAATATCGTCAGCACTTCTTACTTCAACAAAATTTAATGCGTTCTTAGCTTGTTGTTCAGAAGTTTTATATTCACGTCTAAAAACCATTAAGTTTTCTATAGGATTATAAATTGCTGACGTATATCTGTCGTTAAATATATTCGGCATGACATCTTGCATTTCATTACCATAAGTTATTTCTCCAGTTCTATATTGGAAACGTACAAACTTGTTGTTTTTGTTACTGTCCAATACAGCTGAATAAATCCATAATTCTCCATCAATGTATCTATACGCATTGTGTGTACCGTGACCGCCATTTTTAACAAGCAATCTATCAATAAATTGTCCGTTAGGCTTCAATCTAGATAACATGTAATGATTGCCTGGACGCGCTTGTGTCATATAAATAATTTTTGTTCTAGGGTCTACCCAAAATGATTGCATTACTGCATTTGTATATGGCGATAAATCAGTGATAAATTCCGGTTCTTGCTCTTTTGGTTCGAATCGGTATTCTGTCGCTCGATATTCTTTATAGTGTTCATCTACAGCTTTCTCAACCTTTTTAGTGAAAGCATCTAGTGTTGAATAATCATGATACAAACGATCTTGCAATGTCTTATGACCATAACCTGTATTATCAATACGCGCGTCTTTTACTTCATTGATACCGTCTCCGTTATGACCTAGTACCATGTTGCTAAAACGGCCATTTAAATACGTTAAATAATCTTCAACACTGTCATTCAAGTATTTAATTTGTTTCGCTGAGTGTGCGTATATTTCTTCTTTTTGATGATATATAAACATTTTCTCAAGTTTGCTCATTCCATTATCAAGTAATCGATAGTTGTACTCGTGCTGAGCAACTACTTTTGCGCCAGTGGTAGAATGCAAACTTGTTATTAATCCGTAAGCCATTGGTTGCCTCCTTTAGTCGTAAAAACTGTAATAATCTTTGATTAACTCGTACATAATAACCTCGTGACCTTTTTCGTTAGGGTGTAAGCCGTCCTCCATGCTCGCTTTCCTAAAAGCTGGATTGTATGGCTTAAAGTAATCTGTGTGATATGCGTCAAACACTGGTACATCTAACTCACTACAAGCTAATATTTGAGCGTTTACATAGTCCTCAAGTGTTAACCCTAGTTTGTTTTTGTCCGTGTCTTTACGGCGTATTGTTGTACCACTCATAGGGCATTGTCTTGTAGCTGTCATCACTAGTATTTTTGAATCTGGATTATTCTTCCGTATAACTTCAATTGCAGAACAAAAGGCACCGTAAAACGTTTTAGTGTCCGTTTTATCAGTGCCTATCGGTACGCCTGCCCAATAACCGTGTAACCAGTCATCATCAGTGCCTTGTAATATGATTAGGTCTCCTCTTATTTGCTCTGCTTGTCTATAAATGCTGTTTTCTACCGCTTCTTTACCTATTGGAACTGTTGCCATTGTTGCGCCACCTCTTGCAAGATTAGTCGTTTTGGCTTTCAATTTCTTGCCTAACATTTCTGTGAAATTAGTTTTTGCGTGCGAACCTCTAGCTACAGAGTCGCCAATCGTTCCAATTGATTTGATGTTTCTTATACTTGATTGACTAGTAAAGTCGTACATGATCGTACCATTAGCAGTTGTAACTGTTTTAGTATTCATCTTATCGACTTTAGCGTTTATTTTTTCATTCTGCTTAACCAATTCATTATTTATAGATAAACTTGCGTTAACTTTTGCGTTTAGTTCTCTCAAGTACTTAGCTGGGTCTGACTTAGTTGTTTTTACATTCTTAACATAGTTCGTAGCTTCGTGGATAGCTTTTCTATATCTGTCGCGCATTGTAAAATCACCTAATACTACATCTTGTTTGATGATGTTGTTATATGCATCTCTATGTGTAGTAATCTCGACTATTCTTACTAAGTCGTTATAGCCTATAGTTGGTTCACCAACTCTTGCGACATCGCCAATTCTAGGGTTAGCCTCTGGAAAATGCTCAGGCTGTGCTACGAAGTCCAAAGAAATAGAAGCAGTGACACTTTTCTTTATCACTAGCTCCATTGATTTTTTCAAAACATCTTCTTTTTTTATACGTCCATCTATTAACGGAGGCGCTTCCCTTTTACCAATCAGTTGTGCTAATGGGTGTGTGAATTCGAATTGTAATCCAGCCTCTGTATAAGTTTGTTGGCCGTCAAAGTCGCCATAACCTCTTATATATGTGTAGCATTTAGAAGCATCTTCTTGAATTTTGACGTTATCAGCATTTACACCTGATTTAATATAGTAGTTTGCTACTTTTGATAATTCGTCATACAAGTGAAATGTTTTTGTTTTAGCGTCGTACTCATATTCGAGATGATAGCGTTCAAGCCCTTTTTTGAATATCTCAAGTCTTGTGTCTCCCTTACCTAACCCCTCGAACTTTGATGCGTCAACCTTAGTGTGCAATACGTACTTATAACCAGTTCCTTTAAATACAGTGTTAAAAAACTCTACGCCTGTGAAACTTTCGTTATATTCTTGGTAAATCCTAGAATTGTTTAGATCATCTAATTCTTTTTGTCTCGCTTTGATACTAAGTTTGATTTTGTTTCCAATCGTTGATTTATCAAGCATTACTATCACATATTCATTGAGGTCATCTTCCCCCTTTACATTTGTGATAGTCCACATCTTTGTAATAGCGCCGATTGCGTCGAAAGTGCTGGCATTTTCTATCATATCAATGTCTAACGTGCTATCTTCATTCAATTTTTCATTTAATTTTGTATTAACATAAATCGCATGACCGACGCCTTGCAAACTTTTTAATAATACCGGCATATGCTACTCCTTATCTGTAATATAATTTGTGTCTAAAGACTATCTTTTTCATAAGTCTGTTGGCTTTAAAATGATTCCAACCGGGATATAACACCGGTTGTTCTAACGTCTTGTTGTATAGGTCAATATTTAAATTGTCTCTATATGTGTGCTTGTTATCAAAAATGATTTTATCGCCTGCTTTTAAATCGACATCTTTAATTACTGAGATATTTCCTTTATCCATATAGAAAGTGAAACCGTCTTTATCATCAGCTTTAACATCTTCGGCTAATTCAATTTCAACTACATTGAATTGGTTGAACTGCGTTAATGCTACATCTCCGTTGTAATAAACATCTCCAGAACTCGTATTATAGAATGTCATTTGTCTACTTCTATCATTTTCATTTAGCGCTATTCTGTCCGGTACTGACCATTTTTCTAAATCGTTATCACTTTCTAAATCAGTGCTATAGCCGATACTTTCAAAGAACGGCAATTCTGTCGTCTCAAAGGTCAACGTGATTTCTCCTGATGTCTTAGTTGTGTCAAAAGATACTTCGCTAACTAATCCAACAAATAGTTGTCTACCATCAACATAATCTAATTCAAATTCTTGTTCTAATGGTTCGAACATATTTTCAAATTTGATAGTGTTATCCGGCGTTGCCAATTCTCTTAGGTAAAAGCGACCATAAAACAATGTTTGAATGTCTGATTTAAGATGTGAGGCATAAGCAATTTTAGGTACTTCATACCTCAATCTTAATTCAACTTTTTTATATTCTTCTTTAGCGTAATTGTGAAAACGTCCGTCAACACCATCTAAAGGCGAATAATTCCTTTTGTAACCCGAACCGATAACATTGTAATCAAGCACTCTTAAGTGTTTGTATGTGTGAGGATTGTCACTGACTCGATACTTCACACCATTTTTAATAATTTCTACATCATGGGCTATCAATAAACAAACCTCCCTTACATTAAGTTGAAACTACCATCTTTTGCATCCATATCGTCAATGTGAGATTTAATCATGTTTAGATCGCCCTCGTTTCTAACAGTTACATTAACAATAGGTCTGTTATTTTCTTTCATGCTATGTTGCACATCGTTTGTCATATGACCGTCAACACTTGGTGTCAAACTATCGTTGAAGCCATCTGTTAACGTTGAACCTAACTCACTTGTAAATGTTTTACCGAAGCTAGTAGCCATTACTTTAGCTTGTGATACCGCTAAACCTTTACCTAAACCGCTACCTCCACCGTGTCCACTTACGAATGAAGTTACTGAGTCCCACGCTGATGAAATCGCATCGCCTACCGCGCTTACTACTTTGTGCGCAGCGTTAGCTACACCCTCAGCTACTTTGCCTATTAATTCTGCTCCGGCATTTAAAAAATCGCTGAAAAAGCTTTTAATCTTATCAAGCGCGTTTTTCATGCCGTCGCCTACATTTGAGACAACTCTTTTAAATCCATCAGCTACTTTACTCGCAAAACTTGTAACTGTATTCCAAATATTAGAAACCCATTCGGAACCTTTTGTGATAATAAAGTTTAGTGCTTGTCCCATTTTTTCAGCTACACTCGAAGCCACTCGACTGAACCAACTTGTAACAGTATTCCAAATACTGCTAACAAAATTAGTGATTGTACTCCATATCTGTGACCAACTTGTACCAAACATAGAAAGTGTTCGATTCATTACGCCAGTTAAAAAACCGATAATTGACTCCCAAACTGATTGCATGTATTGCCAAATCGTATCAAGCACATTTGTAATCGTTGTTTTGATTGTCTCCCAAGCACCTGAGAAGTCGCCAGTAAGCAACTGAATTAAAGCAGTGAATAAACCTACTATGATTTGGACTGCTACGGATATCACTGTTCCTATAGCTTGGAACGCAATTGTAATTAAAGTCCACAAACCTTGTATGATATTCATAACATTTGTAATAATACCTATTACCAAAACACCTAAGACTTGCATGAATATTTGTCCTAATACTTGCAATATAGGCATTATCGGTTGTAACGTTGATTGGATTTTGCCCCACAATTCAGTTAACCAGCCAACTACACCTTGAATCGCACCAGAAACCGCCGTTTTAACGCCGTTCCATGCTTCAGTAATAGTATTTCTGAAATTCTCGTTTGTTTTCCATAAATAAACTAGGACTCCAATGAATGCACCAATTACTGCAATTACTGCTAAAATCGGGGCTGAAATCGTTCCAAAAACACCTGTTAATGCTTCCATAGCTCCAGTAACTAGACTTGATGTTCTAATGAAGCTTAAAATCTTTTTGACGACACTGAATAAGCTCAAACCAAACACATTTGTAAGTACACTACTTATAGCAACAATTGGAGCCATTAAAGCCCAAAATGCACCGCCTAAAATACCCATAACACCAATAATCTGTGCTACTGCCGGATGCGTTTCAAATAACTTAGCAATAAAACCAGCTAAATTAGTGATGAAATCTAACAACTTACTAGCTATAGGAGCCATTGCAGTGCCAAAAGCAACTAGCGCTTTTACGATATTACCGATTAACTGCATAATAGTAGGGCCATTCTCTTGTACGTAACTTATAAAGTCTTTGAACCCTTGAGATTGCCCAACTTGTTCAGACCACGCTCTAAATTGAGAAGTCAATTTAACCAACCAATCAAAAATATTAGAACTGTTTTGAGCAAATGCAATCATTAAGTTGCCAATACCAGCGAAAACATTTCCAAATATCTGGCCAATCTTAGGTAAGTTAGTTGTAGTGTAATCAATAAAAGCTTTAATAGCGTTCTGACCAGCTACACTATTAGCCCAATTTTGGAAAGCTATAGACATGTTCTGTAATCCTTGAGACATAAATTTGAACAACGGCATTAGTTGAGTGAATATGTTAAATAGTCCATCACCAAATCGTCCTGCGGCGTTCAATAAATCTCCGAAGATTGCGCCACCTATGCTATTCAACGCTTCAAATGCTTTCTTAGCTGTTTCAGAATGTTTAACCCAATCCTCAAACTTGCGTGCGTTTGCTTCAACCAGCATAGATACTTCGGATAAGAATGGTTTTAATTGAGACATCGCACTTGTAACGCCTCTGATACCTGCTGACATCGCATTAAAGATACTTGCTTGATTCTCTTTTACAATGCCTTGCCATGTAGTTTTTAACTGATCGCTCGCATCTCTAAAGTTTTGAACTTCTTTTGTTACTGCTAATGTTCCATCTTTTACCATTTTTAGTGCAGTAATAGCCATTGCACCAAAACCAACTGCTCCAACACCTGCTACAGAGAACGCACCAGCTAAACCAATGACGCCACCACCTAATACACCAACGGCATTAAGTACTGCCATAATAGCCGGAACTAATCCAGCAATTACTGGTATTAACGCTTGTATACTAGCAATCATTAAACCTTTGACCTGTTGTGCAAAGATAGTACCGAAAGTTCTAATTTTAGTAGCTAAGGCGTCCATTTTCTCGCCGTAATCTTTCAATGAGTTGTTAAGTTTACCCCAAATATCACTTGTTCCATTTACTTCTTTTCTCATAATCTGACCAATTCTTCCGAAAGAACGTTTAACTGCTCCTTCGACTTCATTGAATTCTTTTGTGAATTTATTTCCTAATTTCCATCTGCTGGAATCAACATCAAAACTATGCCTACTAAGATCTATTAAGTCTTCTTTAAACCCTTTAACCGCCATTTTAGCGGGGTTTGCATCTAAATCCAACTTAACAACATGTTTTCTCCAAGCTTCGACAGTAGTTTTAGTTGCATTATACTTGGCCATTAATTCAGTGTTACTTAGTTTTAAATCTACTTTATGTTGTTTAAATCGCTCTACTTGAGCTTTAGCACGTTCTAAATTCGCTTTATACTCATCTGTTTTCATGAATAATTTAACAGAATGACCTCGCCAACGTTGAGCCATCGATTTAGCTCGCGTTAGTTCTCTTTGGTAGTCTCTTATGTTTGCTGTAACTTCTGTCTTGATTTCGTCCGGTATATCAGTCTTAGCCATACGTTGCGCAGTTCTCATATTCCTTTTAAAATCACTGATTATAGCTGTAACACGAGCCAGAAAATTCTTCTCCATGCCTAACCTCCTTTATGACTTGTTTTTAAGCTGTTAAGGAACTTGCGAGTCCCTTGTTTTTGTATTTCTCTTTTACGTTTGTTTTTAGCTAGCTCACGCTGTTTCATTCTTTCGTATTCATCTTCTTGACCACGAATAATGTAATGTTCTCTTTCGTTCTGCCTAACAAAACGTTTTAGTGATTTACCAGCTTGAGCAACCGCATTATATTGAGCGCCGTACAACGCAATGTCTCTTTGGTCAATCAATGCTTGTCTAGCGCCAATAATCCAGTCATTCCATTCGGCAGGTAGCATGCTCATCAGCTCGTCATTACTCATATAACCTATGTAACGACTTGTCATCTGCCTTATTTCCGAATAGTCTAATAAGGTGCTACGGTCATGATTTCTTTGTAGTTGTTCTTCATCATCTCGATACCAGCTTTCGCGCCCTCTTTCTCGTCTTCTTTGGCTAACGATGGCGCTTGGTTCATCTGCGTCCAGAATAGACGTGATTTCTGCTTGAAAAAACCGCTATTATTCATTACGTCCAATGCACCCTGTAATAGATTTAACGTGTCGTTTTCTCTTTCAATGATTTCCATAATTTCCGCTTCGATATCTTCTCTTTTAGGTGCGCTTTTACCTAGATAAGCTGTTGCACATTCCCAAAAGTCTACAATTGCCACTGTGTCACGTTCTAATAAAGCGTTATAAACATTAGTAAATCCTGAAATCGTTTGTTTTCTGCCTTTATTATCTTCTTGTTCGGTTGCAAATTTTTGAGCAGTTTTATCGAACATAAATGTTGCTTTTGCTTTCACTTCTTCATTGTTAATTGTTAATGATGTAATTGGATTAAAAGTTGTTTCAGTCATATTAAATACCTCGTTTATCGTTATTTTGTACAAAAAAATAGAGGGCTTATGCCCTCGTTAATTACATACTTAAATCACTACTGCCAGCAGTTGTTTTTTTAGTTCGGTTTTCATAACTATCTTCGTAAGCGTTCATGTCTTCGAATTCAACAACTGGAGCCAATGCGCTAGGGTTAAGCCATTCTTTTGGTAAATCGTTGATTGTACCGTCTGCACTATTGAACTTAACTTTCGCTGTGATTTCGATTTTGTTATCTTCATCATCAAATGACCATTCGTGCTCTTCGATAACTACATATGCGAATACACCGTGATGTTTGCCATCGCGTTTTTTAGTTTCCCAAATCCAAACACGTAACTGTTTGAATTGTTTAACTGATTCTTTTAATGCTAATTGACCTTTATCTCCCGGAACGACATCAAGCGTCAACTTGATTTCTTCCTCGACAGAGTTACGGCTATAATCTTTCTTACCGCCTTGAATGATTTCAGCAAGGTCATTACTGATAGTGTGCCCACCCTCTGCTAAACTACCTAAAAGCGTTGCTTCTTCGATGGTTAGCTTCTTAGCTAAATCCTTATCAGCGATTTGGAGAGCGACAATATATTTATCCTGCGCCATTCGTTACACTCCTTTGTAATGTGTTATGTCTGTATTTAAAAACAAGCCGAATGATACCGTGTTTAGTGTACTGATCTATGTCAGTAATCACTTCTTGTGTATCAATTCGACTTTTAATAAATGAATAATAATCAATTTCTATTTCATTGTTTAAAACGAAGCCTAAAAATTGAATTATTTGCGATGCCTCATCTCTATTACGTGCTTGACTGTAAACATGCAAAGTGATGCCGACATCTTCGACCATGCTCGTGGTCGTTTCTTTGTTAGTGACGTTTGTTTCACCCACAACGATATATGGGTAAACAGCGTCTTTCTGAACGCAATCAAAAACCCTACCGTCCAATTGTTTTCGGATAATAGGGTTACTTTTTAATTTGTTATATACTTTGTTAAATAAGTACCGTTCAACTGATACCCACATATCTTAACCACCTCATGAAAAATACTTATTAAAGAATGCTCGTCCAGCGTCTATTGCTGGCTCCCAAAAAGGTTGAGCATGTTGCCCTTTAGTAGTATGCCACTTACCGTTTGCGTCCTTGTATGACCACGGTATCTTTTTTGCTCTACTACCTCCAGCACCTGTTGCATATATACCAGTACCATAATTGACATATATTGCGTATTCACTACCAATATTAATAACACCAGTGAAACCGCCGTCTTTAAAGTCCATTGTTACACTTTCCTTAAGATAGCCGGTATCAACTGGCATTAATGAAATGATTGTATTGTGAATCTTAGCAGTTGTCTTTGCTATACCTCGTTTGACCCATCGCTCCATGTCTCGCTCGTAATTTTCCAACTCTTTTACTAAGTCCCAATTACCATACTTAACCTTTGCCAATAGGTCGCACCCTCAATCTAGTTAAATTGATTTCATGTTGTCCGCCTTGGTCGACCGGTTCGCCTACAACTTTGTACGTTTTACCCTCGTAATTAAATAAAGTTTTGTTTGTTATTGGTATGTGGTACGGCGTATATAGGTTTCGGTCAAAGTCTTTGCTCATTTGATGAAATTTGAGTGTCTCACTTGATGTAGGTGTGTCCATAAATCCTTTAATTGTTTCGTTACTTTTAAAACGCTCGTATTCTTTGGGATATGTTCCTACGACTTCAATCTCTCCAATTTCAATTGTGTGCGGAAACTCATTAAACGGATTAAACATATCGCTTACCCCAACTTAACTTACGATAAGGCATTAGATAAGCGTAAGCACTACTAGGTATGTCAGTTACATAGGTATAACTTACAGTGCCCATCGTGCGCGCTGAGATATTGCTAGTTGTACCAAACTTGATACATTCAGCAATAAACTTCTTAACACCCGACGGCACTGCTTTGTCATCAAACTTCTGATTACAATAATCTTCTGCAACACTTTTATATTCTTCAATAAGATATTCGATCTGCTCATCGTTAGACGAATCATTGAGTGAAAGTCCATTAATCATTTTGACGTCTTTTGCGTTCATTACTTAACACCCTCTATAGCTTTGATAAGCTCATCTTTTTTCATATCGCTATAACCTTTAATTTCACGCTTTTTAGCAAGTTCTTTTAATTCTGCTACTTTCATATCAGATAAACTTTTTTGCTCGTCAGCGCTCGCCTCAGACTGTTCTAATTGCTTGTCCTCAACAAGTTTGATAGCGATTAAATTACGGCGGTTGTTTGTTGTAGATAATTCAGTGAATCGTTCTTCTGATACTTCCAATCCATCACGTGGGTAAATGTCTCCCACTTGATATTCATGTCCGTTGTCTTGTGCATCTTCAAAACGTTCGATTACTTTATACATACGTCACTACCTCCTATTACATTTCTAAGCTTCCAGACGGTTTAGCTACATTGTCAGCATGTGCATCAACACCATCACGTTTTGTAGCAACTTCTGTACCACCAATAGTGAAAATGTACTTTTGTAAGTGTTCAGGTACAAATGCACCAGTATATAGCAATTGTTCTGCTAACGTTCCGAACATACCAGGAATATTTGAATTTGTTTTAGCCAAATCAGCTTGAATTGGAGAAGCTAAAACTTCGCCTACAACTGCGATAGCTTGTAACCCTTGTAATAATTTCGTTGGTACTTTAACGATAACAAAACCGTCTAATTCGCCTTGTACACCTTTGCCTAATACTTGTTGACGCGTATCTCCTTGAGGTAATGCAATAACAAACTTTTTAATACCTTTGTAGAATGTAGGAGAAACGAATAGCACACGGTTTTCTGGCGCTTTGATTTCATCTAATTCAACAGATACATCTAAAACCGCATCATACTGTGCATCTGAACCAGTACCAACTGTTAAATGTTTAGCTTTATTACGTGCTAGTGTAGCGAAACGTAAATTATCTAAATATGGCGCTACAACTTCCGCACCTTGACGTGCCACTACGTAATTAATATCAATATTACCTTCTGTGTCTTTTCTGTCTAAAGCATCTACGAAACGACCCCAGTATTTTTCTTGATCTAAGAAGTATGTTGTTTCTTCAATTTTTGGATGGTCAAATTCATTAGTAGCATTACGTTTGTAATCCTTTAACTCTGTTGTATCTCCTTTCATAACTGTGAAAGAACGACCTTCCATAAAAATGGCGTCATTACTAATTAATGCCGGTGTTGAATAGGCATTAACCGCTGTGACTCTTTCTAAAATTCCAACGTGCTTATTTTTCAATAACGTTTGTCCAGGCTCTACTGACTTGTTAGCAAAATGTTGTAAGTTTAACTTCAACATACCAGTAGCATTTTTGATTGTTTTATTCATGTAATACACTCCTAATTTAAAAATTCTGTCCACGCTTCATGCAGGCTTGGTGGGTCTCCGTCTTGCGGTGTGTTACCTGTAGGCTTAGACGGTGCAAATAAATAAGGTTTAGACTCTTTAAGCGTTCCAATCGCTTCATCTAAACCTTTTACAGTGCCGTCGTCTGCTAATTCCAGTTCATCTTTATTGATGAATGTTAGAATGTCGTCAGCGTCATTAGCTTCATGATTAACCGCTAATTTCACTGCGCTATTAAGTTGTAAATCTTTATACTTTGTTTCTAACTCTGCGTTTTTATTTTGTTCTTCTTCGAGTGCTTTCTGAAGCTCGCTCTCATCTTTTACAGAGTCTTTCAATTCGACAATTTGTTCATCACGTTTAGAAATCTCTTCTTTTAACTCTTCAATTTCGGTATTCTTGTCGTTCAATCTTGAACGTGGTACCATTCCCGATTTTGATTCGTCAATCGCATCAATTACCTTTTGCTTGTCGATTTCTCCGTCTTTAAATTGTCCTAACAATGTGTATAAATCCATTTAAACTACTCCTTTTTACGAGTTTTACGTGCAACGCCACGAAGAATTTTGGTATAAAAAGAAGCAGTTTAACGACATGCTAAGGTCGAGTAGTAAACTACTTTCTTTTACGTTTATATTTCTCCCACTCACGATAGGTCATTTGTGGTATTACTTCGGTTGTGCCATCATCTTTACGTGCTCTTGTTGTACTAGGCAAATCATCTTCATCAATGTAATACATAAGCTTACAACGACAGTTGATGTTTTCTTTTGCACTATTCACACCGACGAACAACTTAGGTGCTTGTCCAACACAACCGCTCGACTTGAACGGTTCATCTATTCTCTTTTTAGCACCGTCTAGATGCCTGTGCGTGTCCCTTGTACGTGTATCTTTGGTGGCTTGCCAATACTTATACATCTGTAAGCCATTCTTTTGAGCTACCAATGCACTATCAAGTCCAGCTTGTGACATCGCTCTACCCGCTTCTGTACGAGCTACACGCAACGATTGAGCTTTAGACATGCCAATATCATCACGGATTGCTTTCGCTATTTTAGAGTAGCCCTCTCCACTCATAATGCCTTGTGTGATGTGTAAGCGTATCTTTTTCAATACTTCATCACGATGCTTCTGTAGCGTCGGTACTAATCGAATGAACTCAATAGGTTGTTCAATAGCTGATGTGATAACTTCTTTACTAGGAACATCAAACTGCATAGATGTTTGACTCGCCGTCTCATATAAATAAAGGCTCATAAGGAACTTTTCTATATAGGCGTCTTCCTGTGACTTCTGAATCATCTTAGCTACTTGCCTGTAGTCATCAGTCAACATTGTACCTATACGAGTTAACTCCTTATTGAGCCTGTTATATTTATTGAATTCAGTCCATGTAACATACACATCATCACTTTGATACTTCTCGAACATATCTGCGATGATTTGTTTTATCTCTTTAAGTCGATTAGCAAATAGTTGTTCTATCGGCTTCTCAGCTTTAGAGATTAGATTGTCGATATACTCATCAATATCATTCTGATTCTTTATTGTTAGATCTTTCTTGTTGTTGGGCACTGTCAGCACCTCCGTCATCTAAATTAGGGAGTTGCTTGTTGTACTCCATTTGTTCTTGCTCTATTCGTTCGAGTTCTGCTTGTAAATCTTCGACAAACGGGTGATTTTCCAATACAGTTTCATGGCTTACAATTCCCATAGATTGCTGAGCTGTTTGTACTTGTAATTCTGTGTTCGCTACTTTGTTGTAGTTGAAACTAATATCGACATCTTTATGTTCTCCTTTGATGTCGAAGTGCTCAAACACAAACCAAAGTAACTCCTGTATAGCAACTTTAGCTTTACGCGCTAACTTATCCGCTTTCAAGTTTAAGTTAGTATATAAAAACTCTAACGCAACCCCACTTGGAGCAGAACCGAATTTATCAGAACTAAAGTCAACCGCTTGACCAAACAACATTATTTTTTGATATAACTCATCTAAATACTTCTTACTGTTTTCAACTGGTACTTCTACCTGTATTGTGTCGACACCCCCGTTATCTGATACTTTTATCGCACCGTAATAACGTAGTAACCGTTTAAATTCTGGTAACTCTTGGTCATCGTAGTTCTTCAATACATACGTTAATTCGTTTGAATCTTTAAAAGTATTGGATAAATCAGATAATCGCCTGTTATACGCATCAATCAATGTTTTATACATAAATATGTCTGATATTTCTAAGTCGTTATTTTTGAATGGAATAAATGGAATCTTACCCCACGACCCTGTACTAAAATGCGTTTTTGAATTCTCCAAATTGTTAGAGTAATCCGGAATAAGCGAGCCATTTTCATAAACGTAGTAATTAACCGTTACTTTGTCCCAGTATTCAACTTTAGTTTCATTTTCCAATTTATACATCCTGATAAACGCCTCTAATTCTTCGTGCTCTTTATCAGTCCATATAGGAATACCTTGTTCTGCTGGTACTCTAAATAACTTAAATTCTCCCTCTTCATCAAGGTAAGGATGCAACCATTCAATACCTTTATTGCTGGCTCCTGTTAGTACACTGTGTAACTTATCATCGAATCTATTGCCCAAAACTTCATCAATACGTTTAACTACTTCATCATCTGTATGTTTAAAAGCGATAGGCTTACCTACAATATAAGAAACTTTTTGATCTACTAGGTTAGCATGGAAGTTGGTAATCATTCTGTCATCTGGTTTCAATGGGTCAACTGCTCCTGTAGCATCAACTGGCTTAGGTTCCTTAACAATATCAGGACGTTGCTCATAATATTCTTGACCGATTGAGATTTCAGGTAACTTCTCCAAATGTTGTTTTATATATCTGACAATCATTTCTTCCAGTGTTTCTGGCTTATTGTTAGTCCTCACAATAGCATCAAATATTTCTGTTTGTGTTGGTTGGCTAGGGTACAAAATATTACCTCCTTTAATTAAAGCCTGTGCCACTTGGCTTATTAGCTGTATAAACTGCATATCTTAACGCATCTAATGTGTCATCGTTTAATTTAACTGGTTCGTCTGCATTATCTTTCCAAACGTAGTTGTATATTTCTTCTTTAAACAAACTAACTTTTTCTTTGATAATGAATATTTTATTTAACTTGAATAACCTAGAAATAACTTCAATGCCAGCAATAACAGCTTTGTCAGCATATCTTGCTTTTATCTTCTCTCTTCTAAATCGTTCAATATGTTCAGGTCTAGCTGTATCACAATAAAAAAGAATATCGCCATGCCTTTTTATAACTCCTTTTGCAATAGCTACCCAGTCATCTATTTCTTTATGTCTGTGTGCGTGTTCTTCAATAACGTACTTGTTTCCGTCGAAGTCTTCCGCTACAACCATAATAGAACCATAATGCTCATATCCCCAGTCGACGCCTGCATATTTCCTTTTTATTTGTTTAGTTTTAAATTCTTCTTCTGTGATGTAATGAACTTTTTCTTTGAAATCTTTATATACAACACCCTCAGCAGAAACCCACTTACCATAAATGTCACGATCTGTGAACATTCCTGTTGGTGTACTCGCTATAATCGATTCAATATATTCTTCATCTAAAAATGTATTGTCGAACAAGGTAAATTGAAATGCTTTGATATTTAGTCTTCCATTCGATAATCGTTGACCACTCTTATCAATGTAATCTTTTTTAACTGGATGCATTGGGTTTTCGGGGTTTGTATCAATTAATATTCTCGCGCCTTTGTGACTACAACGTGAGAACACTTCTTTAATAAACATATTGTGTAATGCTGTTCCCTCATTTAAAAAAGCACCTGCTGAAGTAAAACCACGCGCTTTTTTCCATGCATCCGAGTTTTGTCCGTCGAATACATACACTTTATTACCAAATATTTTGACTGCGTTAGATTTATCGAGTGTTAACTCTCTACCTAGTATTAACTCCATATCATCTAGTATGTTACGTCTTATAGATGCCTGTGTTGCTCCTCCAATAATGAAGTTAAGCCCCTTGTCTTTATAAGTAGCTATATGCATTAAAAAAAGCAGGATAAACACATATGTTTTACCCGCCCTTTTTGCACCACTCGCTATTAATACTTTGGGTTTATCGTTTATAAAGCAGTTCCAGATTTCTTGTTGTTTCGGGTTTAACATTTCATTAATCATTATTAACACTCGCTAACTTAATAAGTGCTTTAGCAACTTCTGCTTCTTGTGAATTGTTTTCTGTTTTATCCATCTGGTCGATTTTTTTCTCAAGCATCTTAATTTCAGTTTCAATCTTTTTGTTAGTCAGCACTTCATTTCCTAACGTCATTCTATTCATGCCGTCCAAACTAGCGAGGAATGCATCAGCTGTCGCTTTCTTTACTCCCTCTACTTCAATATCGTTCTTCGCTGTATTCTTTAACCACTCATACTCTTCAAAAGCCTTTTGGCGTGTCCATTTTGATTGCTCAGCTACTTCTCGACGTAATTCTTCGTACCTTGTACAAACCTTGCCGTTTTTAGCTACACGGCTAGCTAATACATCGATATCCTTTTCGCTCTTGCCTTTGGTCGAATACCCTGCGTCAATATAAGCTTTGCGTTGGCTCTTGCCCTCGATGAGTCCCAATACAAACTTTTCTTGCTTCGGTGTTAATTTAATCAATTGTTTTCACTGTATCACACGCCTTTACGTTAATTACTCTAGTTATTTTAAATATAAAAAAATGCCCCTACATCTCGTGCAGGAGCTACGTTCAATAAATGTGAAAGGAGGAAAATAGTTATGACTCAAATTGCAAGAATTAAACTACCCACCATATAGGCAGGTAGTAAGTGATTAATAGCGTAACATATCAACTTTACATGTTTGTCACTTCTCAATCACATCGATGAGAACATCTAATGTGGCTATTACCCCACGTCTTAAGATAATTCTTACAAATCAATTATATAAAATTAATTCACAGTTTAAAAATAGTGTCATTTTCGTCATTTCTGTCATTTTTGTCATTTTCGTCACTGTAGTAGATAAATTTTTTCTGCTAACTCATCACGGCGCGCTAAGAAGTTGTTTCTGTTCAATTTAGAGTTAGGCATCTTCTTGATAATCGCATCCCTGTTATAACCTTTCTTCAACAACTCTAAGAAACAAAAGTCAACGTGTCCCAATCTCTGTTGCGATTGATTTATAAACTCAACCTCTTTTAACATCTGAGCATACCTTTTATTTGCTCTCTCAAGCCTCACAACAACATCTTCAACTTTACTTGAGTTTTCCCCTTGTGGTTTCGGCAACGTTGCTTGTATGCCGTACTGTGCGATTGAATTGCTATCATATTCCGGTATTACATCAGCTAACACATTGCACTTCATTTTATGTGTGCCTATCATATTAACAATTGACTCTTTGCTATACATCTACTCTGACACCTCCGCCCTCATCAAATCACACTGATCGCTCAACTTTGCGAAATCACTCGGCGCCTCTACATCATCATTAGCCGTCATCATAATATATACTTGCTCCGTTACATACTTACCTAGCTCATACATTGCTAGTAAGAATATTAGTCTTAATATTTGTTTAATCATCATTGTCATCTCCTGTATCAATCAAAAAAAGTACCTGTCTCAACATACTCTTTAACTGTTGTTCATTTAGACTGGCTAACATAGGGCTGTAAAATTCACTATCTTCATCTTTAACAGTTTTAATAAAACAGCCTTCAATCTCAGCTTTTTCTTCTGGCGTTCCATTTTTATACGTCTTAAATACCTCGGTGTGCTTTTCTGGTAATTTCATTTTAGGTGTATTAAACATTATTATCTCCCCTCTTTAATGATTTTATTTCTTTTCGAACAAAGAACCTAATACTTCTTCACTAGGTCTTTCGAATAAGGTCACTTTAGAATTATTAGTGTAGTAAACAATAGGTGTATTTTGTGACTCATATTTCTCTTTCGCTTCTTCTTTACTCTCTGCCTCAACAACTGTAAACGTCTGATTATCTCTAGCAGTAGTAAAATGTTCATGTGGTTGTCCTGTTGAATCTTTGAATGTTGTGACTAAGTATTGTGTCATTCCTCATAGCTCCCTTGAACTTGTTTGAGCTTACTCATAAAAAACATTACTAAAAATGCTATTAAGATATGCGTCTTTTGATGTTTATAAGCAAATGTAGATATCATAAAGATAGTAGCAAGCATTAACATTTCATATATGTTTGTGTGTATAGTCTTTTTACTCTTAAGAAAAATAATTGCTATGCGATAAAAGAGATAAACGCCAAACCCTATTAAAAATATTTCTAACATGTCGCTCACTTCTCATCACTCCTATTTATTTGATTTCAAAATCAACTTCTATTGGAATAACAACGATTTTATAACCTTCATACAATCTTTTGAGTTCATCAAATGTTTGGCGCAAACCAATAACATTCATATTTTTACCCTGTAAAATAAATATCTCCTTGTTCCAACCACGATATATAATTTTAGTTCGTTCTCTCACTTCCCCAAAACCTCCTTGACTCGATCTAAGATGTCTTTACACGTATCCTTTTCCTGCGTCTGCTGTTCCATCTTGTCTTTCATGATTCCTTTTCATTTTCTTTTTGTATGCGTCAATGAGTTGGTCGATAGAATAGTAAGTATTGGCGTACAAAAACGGCATTATTAAAACTTGTACAATGCTATTATCAATACCTTTTACAAATTGTTCTGTTAGTGTATGCATTACATGAACAAAATAAACTGAATGTAGTTTAGGTAAAGTAACTTCATTTTCAATCAAATCAACCATAACCTCAGTAGTTTCTTCCAAATCTTCTTCATCAACAATAGTCAAAGTTAATTGCAAACTGAAAGCTAAGTAATCAGCAATCTCATCTAATTGTGTATCTAATGGCTTACCTGGTTGTTTCTTCCAATTTTTAAAAAACTCAAGTGTGTTAACCCACTCCGCAAATTCAATAATCATACTAGCTACTGTGTCATTTAAATTTCTAGTCGGTATTCTATCGTCGAACTTCTTTTGTATTTGTAATAACTCTTGTAACTGATCAATTGTTAATGTGTTAGTCATTTTCCTTGTTCCTCCTCATATTTATAGATAACTTGACCTGCCATAATTCCTACTGCTTCATCAAGTTCAATACCTTCTTTAACTGAATGTTGAATAGCATTTGTCATTCCATCAAGTATTTCATCAAATGCTCGCGCTTTCTTATACACGTCCTCAATCTCTTTTAACAATCCCTCTGTGTCATTGCCGTTATACGCACTAGCACTTATAACTGATTGTTCGATTTGTTCGCGGTTGTTCATCATTTCCATCTCCTCAAAATAAAGTTAGTTGCTTCTGTTCCTCATATTCCAAATCCTGTTGCTTTATATATGTTTCAAGCTCTTCAGCTGTATCAAATGTCTTTTTCACGCCTTGCCAACCTGGTACGATATGCCCATGAAAGTAATAAGTGCCGTTTACTACATGAGTATGAGCCACTCGCTCGTTATCCTGATACAGATATCTCTTAGATCTGAAAAATTGGTTTAAGTATTCTTTGCGTGCGTTATCGGTTTTAGGCATTTATACTTCCTGCCACTTCTTGAACATTTGGTTATAAGTATTATCAAACCAGTACGGATCACGTGAATGTTTCTGTGGTACATTAAACAAATGTGGCTTCTTTCTTCTTAGCTCAGCCTCTTTCTTTCGCTCTCTTTCCAATTTGCGTTCGAGTCTAGCTTGTTCCAGTCTTTCTATTGTTTTCTTTTCTCTGTACTCGCTTAAACGCATGCCTTCTGGTGCGTCCATTGCTTCATGTAGTTCCCAACCATCTTTTACTCTTTTAGAAACCATTCCAGCGGTTATACCGTGACTTTCTATTAATTCCATTTCAAATTTACTGAACCTATAAGGTTTATCGTGTATCCTTACAATTCTTGCTGTTTTCGCCATTTATTCCACCTCTATATATGCATGTCTTATTGTTATGCTGTCATATTTTAGTAATTCGTCCGGATTGTCATCTAAGCGCTTTGCTAGCATATCTTTTTCATCATCCACATCATCGAAATGATGATATTCAACTTCTGTAGGTATTCTTATATCAATCGTTGCATTTATATATGCTTGTTGTTGCATTAAATCACTTCATTTCTCTTTTTCTTTTACGTCTGACTTTCACTAAGTCCTCATATACCATCCATTCTTGACCTGTGTATTTAGGCGCTTTACATATCCACGTTAAATTCACATCTCTATACTGATATCTGAATATCTTCGCTTTGATGTTGGCAACTTCAGTCGCCTTACCTTTAACGTCTATAACTTCAACCAGTTTCCCTTCCTTCCACAAAGAGAAATCGGCTATATACGTAATCGATCTTTGTTTCCCGAATTTAGGTTGTAATTCAAATTTCGGTTGTATTTCGATACGATCATAGTTAGTGCCATTCATATTACTTTCTAAATATTGGTAATATTCGCACTCTACTTTGCTATCAAATACAATTCCTTTGTACTCAACTTTCTTAGCGTTGTATTTACTCATTGTGCCACCTCTAAATATCAAATATCGTTGCTTGTAATCCTAGCTCTTGCTCATATAAAAGACCGTGAGCGCCTTTAAATCGTTTTAGGTCACTATCAGCCATGATTTTCTTTTCGTCGCTGAAATGGGCTCCTGTGAGCGAATAAACTTCATTTACGTTGTCTTCATGTTTGATGACCTTAATATCTTCCGTGCCATCTTCTCGGTATAAGTAATATTTTTCTTTCGGCATTTTTAACACTCCTTAATATTCGACGACAGCGGGGCGTGTGTGACGTTCTGCAAGTTTTTGGATAAATAGGTCGTACAACCTATTTTCATCGCCCTGTGCCTCGTCTATGAGTTTCTGAGCATAAATATCTGAACACTCAAGTTTAGTTTTTAAAAATTCTTTGGTTACCATGCATCTCGCTCCCTGAAATCGTCTCCGATTACTCTTACTTTTCTCGCATTGTGTTTCATTCTTGAATTGATACGTTGCCAGTTCATATTTTGATTTAGTTCTTTATCACTAAAGTTAGTTGTAAAGATGTTGTTTTTACCTACTCTGTTATCAACAATGCTGAAAAGTTTATTTAAAGTGTGCTCTGTGTTTTCTACACCCATATCATCTAGTACAAGTAAATCAATATCACTTAGCAATCTGACTAGCTCGTCTGTAGTTTCAACTGCATTTTTGTTGTATGTCGCTTTGATACGATCCATCAACATTGGTATGTGCATAAAAGCAACTGTATGCCCTTTAGATTTGACTGCTTTTGCGATAGCGTATGCTAGGTGGCTTTTACCAGTTCCATATGAACCTTGCAATATTAATGATTTTGGTTCTTTTGTAGAGAAACCCTGTACATACTCTATTGCTGTTTGTTTAGCTTTTACTTGTTTTTCATTTTGTGGCTTATAGTTGTTAACCGTTGCATCTCTTAATGACGGATTAACATTTGATTGATTGAAAATATAATCAAGTTTCTTTTGTTTATTCCTTTTGTATTCTTCGTAAGCCAATCTTTGAATTTCACATTCGCAACCGTCTTTGTATTCATATCCATTTTCAAACTTATATAAGTCATATTGATGCCCGCATTTATCGCAATTCTGTCTTAGTATTACTTCGATTGGTTGATATTTTTTTAAACTTTCGTTTATTTTTTCGTTGAATAAGGGTTTCATAACATCCTCCTAGTCCCAATAACTTTCGTCGTACTTCATACGTTCCAATTGATCTATACCAGTTTCTTTAATCTCTTCGCTATAATCATTCATATAGCTTTCGTTAGTTAAAAACGTTTTAGGGTACTTTTGATATTGTTTGTCTGTAATAGTTTTTAAATACTCTCGAGTACCTTGCATGATTTGCTCAAAAGTATGTTTCTTTACGCATGATTTGAATTTAGTGAAAGACATCTTCTTATCTTTTTTCTTGTTGTAAAGTTTCCACCATTCCTCAAATTGCTCATGCGTAACGTCAGTTGCGCTATTATTTGAACTTAAGTTCTTATCTATATCTTTTTCTTTATCTCTTTCTAATTCTTTATCTAATTCTTTATCTTCTTCTGTTGCGTGACTGTCACGTGACGTCACGTGACCATTTAGCAATTTTCTGTTGTTTTCTCGTTGCTTTTGTTTCCTCAACCTGTTCTGAGCCCTGATTTTCTCGAGCCCTTCAATGTTTTGGTGTTTTTCCCAGTTTGTCACTTTTATGACACCATTAACTTTTTCAATCATGCCCAACGTCTCAAAAGTTTGTATTGCTAACCTTATTGAGTTAATAGGTCGGCTAAACTCATTTGCTAACATTTCTTCGTTATACGGCAAGTTTTCAGATAACATAATGTAACCTTGTTCGTTGTACTTTCCTGATAAAGTTAGCAACTTAACCCAAATGGTTATGATCGTATCTCTTTCGGGTAAAGCTTCGATATATTTGATTTTGCTGTCATCAAACATGCCAACTTTAAGTTTTATCCACGATACTTCTCCCATTGTCTTCTCCTTTCAGCGCTTTTATTTTGTCCGGTACTTCCCAGTTAGATATGAATTCTTTAAGTTCATCTGTCATAGGTACGTCGTTAAGGATCGCGTCAGATCCATGCAGGTATGACGAACATTTGTTGTAAACTAATCTCGCTTTGTTTAAATCGTCATATCCGCCTAACGCTATATAGTTGCCAGAATAAAATATTTTTGAATAATATCTATGTTTTATTTTGTTTATTCCTCTTAAATTGTTTTTATCAGTTCCCCTCTTCAATTGCTTTATGTTTGTTTTATAGTTTCTTTTTTTCAGCCTATTATCTTCTCCAATTATATTAAGGTAACCAACACCACCCCAATATTCATTAACTGCATTGTTGTAAGCTTTTGCTGCTTCATCTTCATTTACAAAGTGACCTAAGTTTTTGGTTTTTTTATCAACAGCTATACATGCATACCAATTATTATTTTTTTATCCCATGAAACGCCTTTATATTTAGATGAATTGTTACACTTCGCTTTGCTCCATCTTGTTTTATTACCTTCAGTTGTTAGATTTTTTCTTGTGAAATCATTGTTTTTTATTTTTTGGAAACTTTTTTTTAGAATAAAATCAGGTAAATGCTTTTTATCACTATTCACAATCATTCTGTAATTATCTTTAAAAGCTTTATGCCAAGTATGCTGATTAACTCTCTCGTAATCTTCATCATCAACTAAAATTTCTTCTCCATCTTGTAAAAATATCGATTTAACCATTATTCTCCTCCTTTCAGCATTTTGTTGAGCCTCTCATCAACTTTTATCCACGAGTCATGCAAGTGATATTTATCATCAAACGACTTAACGCCAATCGCATGTTGCTCGTTGTGATGTTCGCGACATAGCGCTAATACATGTTTGTCATAGTGATTCATCTTGTTTCTGTTCATGCCTCTACCTACTGCTTCGTAATGCGCTAGGTCAGCGTGAGGCTTTCCGCATATTACACAGTTGCGGTTGATTGTAGCCCAATATAATAACGCTTTATCTTCGCTTAACAACTTACTCGTTTCTACACTCATAGGTATTTGATGATGAAACATAAACGCTATAATCAGTTCTATTAACTCCCTTGCAACTTTCATAGAACAGTCGCGCAGACTGATTTCTTCATAACCTTTCATAATTTCCAATTCTGTTTGTAACAATTTTCTAGTTGATTCTACTGGTTCGCCCCAGTGAAGTTCTATATCTCTACACATTGCGAATATTTTTTTGCGTTGTTCTATAGATAGTTTTTTATTGTCCGGAACCTCTACTTCTGCTTTTAGTGGATATCCGTTTTCTAGTAAGTCAATGTGACTTTGTTCAAGTTCAACACCAGTAGCAACGACGGAATAAGTACCGTCATTGTCTTTCTGGTATCTTGTAATGTATTGCATTTAAACCACGTCCTAGAACGGTAAATCATCATCATTGATTTCTATTGGACCATTAGCATTAGCGAATGGGTTTGATTGTTGACTCATTGGCGTCTGTTTCCCATTTGCTTGCTGTTCTTTTTGTTTCATCTCATCAGTTTTAGGTTCTGGTTTATTAACTACTTCATCGTCTTTATTCCAAACTTTTACATATGAGAGTCTTACAAAATACTTGCCTTGTTCCTCGTTAAATTTATTTTTAAGTACAATAGTTCCGATTTTGTTAATTAATTGATCTGTGTCAAAAGTTAAATCTGGTAAGTTCAATTTAATTCCTAATCTACTAAGTAACTCGATATATTGTTTTTCTTGATAATCTTGTTGGAATGGTGGGACGAATTGGTTGTGTTTGTATTGTTTACCTTCGTTGTTTTCAAAAACAATCGTGAAGTATCTGTTTTCTCTGTCGTTAAACTCGACATTTGCAACTTTTACTGTAAATTCTCCAGCTCCTAAAAAGTCCCCACCTTTCATGAATGCCTCTTGATTAGTTTCTTGAATGTATTGTGTTCTACCAGTGATTTTCATAATTTTTATACCGTCCTTTTAATTAATTTTTAATTACCATTTCTAATTGCTTGTACAACATCGTTAATACTTGGATTAATGAAACGTTTGTTGTTAATTTTGATGTTGCTTGAGTGTCTTATCTTTGTCTCGAATAAATTTGATGGTTCAGCGTTAAGTACATATTGATAAGTTTTTTCGCCGTCTTGCTCATGTTCTTCTATTGTCATTCTTGCTAACACGTCAGATTGACTGATGACTGCTTTTTTTATTTGGTCTTGTGCCTCTATCGTGATTGTTGGATTGATAGTACTTCCCTCATCATCTTTGTCTTTGTTAATGCCCTCGTGTCCGCTTATAGCAAGATGAAATTGATAATGTTCTTGTAATTTAGAAATATAACGATAAATACTTACAATGCGTGTAGCACACTCGCCCCAATCATTAAATGTCGGTTTCTTTGATTTACCGTCCATGATGTCGTCCATAGTGATATCACGTAACTTTTGGATTGTTTCAATCACTACAACATCAATTTGTTTTCCGTTTTCTCTTAGTTGTTCAATAATTTTAGGCAGCATTTTAATCACTGCACTAAAATGCTTATAATTCTTAATCTGCACAACTGCCCCATCTTCTGTTACCGTTGTTCCGTCCTCATTTATATCTAGTACTAAGGCATTGTTATCTTTTGTTAAAAACGTAGTTTTACCAGTACCGAACTTGCCGTATATCGCAAATTTATAAAACTTGTTTGCATTTTGTTTGCTGATGTCTTTTACACCTAGTTGCGTTAAAATATCGACATCTTGATTAGTTTTTTCAGTCATCTATTCTCCCACCTTTACCGTGTATGACGTTGGTTTCTCAACGATGCTAGCACCCTCTAAAACTTCGCCGTTTGCGTCAATTAATGTGCCGTTTTCAGTTACATTGAAATCTTTCTTAATGTCTGATTGGCTAATCTTTTTAGTTACTTTTACATAGTTGTCAAAACCTCGTTGCTCAAGTTGTTTAATGACTTCTTGCTCATTGCTAACTTGAATGACTTTTGAACCTTTTCTGGCTGTCACTTTTCCGTAAGGTGTGTTCAACTTGAATTTGCTATCTTGTTCTTTTTGTATTCTGAAATATTCAATTACAAGGCTTTGTAAATACTCTTTGCCACTCTGTAATTTTTCTACTTCTTTATCTTTCCATTCGTTTATGCGTTCAATTTCTTTATTCGCTAACTCGTTGATTTCGTTCTCTTTAGTTGTGATTGCATCCAGTTTCTTAAAAACCCAGTTAGCACTGTCTAGATCTGTTACTTTGAATCGGTCGTCTTGTTCGAATGTTTCTAATTCTCTCTCTTGTAATTCATTCACTTTTCATGCCTCCTACCATCTCATGACTAAGTTAATTAGCCTGTCTCTTTCGTCTGTGTTCTCTTCAATCCATTCATAAATAGATTGATTTAATATGTCTAATGCTGTGTATAGATCATTCTCATCTGTTATATTTATACTGTCGATAAATCTATCTTCTAAATCTAAGACATTCACTAGAATGCTGTAATCTTGTTTCTTAACTGCTAATTTAAAATCGAATCCGTCTACATTAATTACTTTTTGACATACATCGCCAATTTTGTAGTACATTGTTGACACTTCCTTTATTTCGTTTTATATTGAACATGAATTAATTTTGTTAATCGTTTGTCACTGTTACTTGTTGGCGCAAGTAGCAGTTTTTTTATTCTTCATAAAAGTATTCTTTATAGAATATGAAAGTTGCAATACTTGCGAATCCCGCAATCGACCATGCAGTAGTGAAGTATAGAAACGGCATAAGTACAATTGCCAAGACTGTGAAGCATAATACTGCTAATAAGTAGCTTTTATAAGTTTTACTCATTTGATAACTCCTCCTATAATTCGTATTCATTAATCATTAAATTGGTACCGATAAATTGAATAGCTTTGTCAATTTTTATATAACGCTTTTGTCCTCGACCAAATCTGTACATGCATTCTTTTTGAAACTCTTTGTTCGAGTAAACTTTTTTCTCTAGATCATCTTTTGAAATGCCACTTATTTTTACAAACGCATTTGCGTCTGCATATCCGATGTATTCCATATTCAACCCCTCCTATATTTCGTTTTCAAATTTCATTTCAATTTGCTTGATTCTGTATAAAGTAGCTTGTGACGGGAACCAATTAGCAATCATTTCAATTACATCGTCGAAATGTTTTTGTCTTACGTTCGTTCTTGAACTCGCACCAGTCATCTTTTTCACTTCTGAATTAATATCCCTGAATAATTCGCTACGTTGTTTTTGGTTTGTTATCGCATGTAGTCTTTGTATATGAGCTACTCTTTGATTGATTGTTCTAGTTAAGAAGTTGTAGTCTCCCGCATCCAGTTTTTGATTTTCTTTCAAATCAATAACATCATCTTTCACGTTTTTAATTTCTTGTTTTGTTTCTTCTGTAGCTTCAAACATTAATCTCAATGCTTGCATTGGGTCGCTAGGTACTTGATATGCACCAGTTTTTCTTAGTGTTGGTAAAACTTCCGATGTTACCCAGCGTTTGAATTTCCTAGCGGTTTCTCTAATTTTTTCGTTTTTGCTTTGTTTAGAAGCATCGAAGATTAAACTGTATAATCCTGATTCGTTGATAATGATCATATTTCTGTTTTGACCTGATGCACTAAATTGGTGCGTCAGCTTGTCCTCGCTATCAACATGATTTCTAATGGCATTGTCTGCTCTTGCATATCCTAAAATCTCAGCAATATCTTTTCCTACAAAATAAGGTTCGTTTTCAATTTCCACTGTTCTTACTGGTAGCTCTTTAAAATTAAATGTTTGTAATGCTTGCATAATGTTTATGCTCCTTTCGTGTATAATGTTGTTATCAACCTAAGGAGGTGATAAGTATGAAAGCTTGTTTATATCTTTCTAACGATAAATTTGTTGAAATCGATAATTTAGAAAAAGTGATAAAGTCAGGTCATCGCGGAACTGTTGAAATATCAAAAGAAAAAATTAAAAGTTCCTTGTTCACTAATGGCTCATATACTTTTGTTGGAGACAAAATAGTAGCTATCGCTTCAGCTAAAATCGAATTCATAGAATTTATCGATTAATCTCTTTAAGCAACTCTGCAACTGCTCGCAACAGTTCAGGGTTGTTTCTTGTTTCTAAATTACTGTTTGCATGTTTTAGTAAATTGAGTTTTAATTTACTTCTTTCTTTAGCGATTCTAAATTTTTGTAACATTTGTTGAACCTCCTTTTAAGATGTTTGTTTAAATTTCAAATTGACTAACGTCAACACCATATTTAATTGCCATATTCTTAATCACTGAAATGTAAATCTCAATCAATCTAGGTTCATCAGTAATCACATCTAATTTTGACAACTTGTTAATCTGTGTCTTCGTCGCACCGTTCGCTAGCATTTTGCCTTTGCGGTTCTGCATACGGATTTTTAAATTACAACGTCCTTTTTCTTCTAATGCTTTGTAAGCTTCAGACTTAACTTTTTGGTGCATTGCTCCGCCACCTAAATGTTGCGCAATCGCAGACAACATTTTGTTTGTGTCGTTACGCCAGTTTTTCGTTTCGATACCGACAATGTGACGAATACCTGTGATTTCTTGTTGCATTTGTTGGTTAAACTGTTCTTGGTCTTTTTGCGCTTTGAACATCATTTCTAATGCTTGCATTGGTGTTTGTGGTACATTAAGTTGTGCTTGTTGTTTAATGTGTTCATCCATTTTGTGAAACGCATCTACATAAGTAGCTGTGAACAATATGCCTTTACTACCTGTCATCTTGTTTGCCACTATGTCGCAACCTTTTTTGGTTAATAAGTAGTGTTTAGTCTGACGATTGTTTGCACCTAAATAAGTTGATTCTACGAAGTAATCATCAGGGCTCAACTTTGAGCTTTGCAAAATTACACTTCTATAATTTTCAATATCTCTGATTAAATTTTTATGTTCCTTACCCACCATTTCTGCTACTTCTCTACTATCTACGTAATGCGTCTCGTTCTGTTCTACTATTTGTAATTCTTGCATTTGGGCTTCCTCCTTAAGTTTTTATAACCTTTCGTTCTTTTTCGGGAACGTCCGATGTAAAAAAAATATCTAAGTTGTTGGTCTCAAACCCTAATATCTTAGCCATTTTGATAAATTCATTAGCGCCTATGTCTACTAATCCATTCTCTCGCTTGGCATATGGTGTTCTTGTTTTCCACCCCATTAAATGAGCCATTTCGTCTTGAGTTATACCACAAGCGATTCTTTCAGCTCTCAATCTTTTTAAATCGAGTATCATGTTGTCACCTCCTCGTTCTCGTTAGAGAACTGTATATAATTTAACATGTTCCGTTCTCATTCGTCAACACTTTTTACTCAAAAAAATTCATAAAGTTTTTTTCTACTTATATATTGTATTCAATTGGGAACGGTGTTATAATCTAATCGTTCACATATAAGAACAAATATTTTATTCAGGAGATACTTAAAATGAGAAACAATGATGAAATAATCACAATAATCAAAACATCTATGAAAGAACAGAATTTATCACTTAGTGAATTGGCTCGTCGTGTAGGAGTTGCTAAATCTGCTGTGTCACGTTATTTAAATTTAACGAGAGAATTTCCATTAAATAGAGCAGAAGATTTCGCAAAAGCGCTTAGTATCAGCACAGAATATTTACTTGGTTTTGAAAAAAGTGAACAAAAACAAGAAGAACCACAGCACCGTGCAGCTCATTTAGAAGGAGAATTAACTGATGACGAGTGGCAAAGAGTTTTAGATTATGCAGATTATATAAGAAGTAAACGTAAGTAAAGGATGTATCAGATGGGATTATATGAAGAAACTTTAATACAACATGATTATATTGAAGTAAGAGAGGCTGATGTACTTCCAGATAATTTAGACGGGGTATGGTTAGGAGATTTAATTTTAATAAAGCGTGGTTTATCAGATAGAGAAAAGGCAGGAATTCTCTTCGAAGAATTAGCACATAATAAACTTACATACGGTGATATAGCCGATTACTCGAAATTCAACAATCGCAAGTTCGAAAATTACGCAAGACGACACGGCTTTATCTCAGCTGTACCGCTACGCGAAATTGTAGAAGCTTATAATTATGGCGTACGCAACTTGTATGAGTTGTCTGAGTATCTACAATTAAGCGAAGAATACATATTAGAAGCAATAGAACAATATAAAAAGATATATGGTATTGGAACTCACTATGGCGAGTATTCTATTACATTTGAGCCGTTGAGAGTTTTTAAATATAAGGAAATATGAGAAAAGGAGTCGTATAAAAGATGAATCAAGTTCCTAATGATAAGTTAACAGTTAAAGAGTCTTGGACTGCCGGAAAAATTCGAGGGAAGTTAAATAAAGGTCAAAAACAAGTATTTGATCGTATGTCAATTTCTGAAAAACGTGATATTATCGAAAAATTTAATAACAATATTCCTTTTGAAGTAGAAGAAATCGAAAGAAATCAGGAAACAAAATACAAAATTATCGAAAAAACTTTAAATAAACGCGAACTAAATACAATGTCTGAGAGCGGTAAAGATATGTTGTTAAAAAATAAAGTTGGTCAATTTATAGATAGCTTTTCAACGCGTTTCAGTAGTTCGTTTTCTAATCCTAATAACGCTGGTCAAATGTTTACTTATGAAATGATAAATCAAAACTTCGTCTTAATAGAGATGTTAGACGAACATCTTAAAAATGAAAATAAAATCATAGAGCAAAACAACGAAATCATAGATTTATTAAAACAAATTGCAAATAAAGGGGTATAAAACATGAAAAGATTATTATATTTAGTTTTAGCTAGTGCGTTAGTGTTAGGTGCATGTGGTAGCAACGACGGCGACAAGAAAGAGGAAAGTAAGAAAACGGAAACAAAGAAAGAGAACAAAGATAAAAAGAAAGAAACTAAAGAAAAAGCAGAAGCGAAAAAAGAAAATGCTAATCAAAACGATAACAATAATCAAGTGAACAACGAGAATAACACAAATGTTAACAACAATAAACAAACCAATAATACATCTAAGCAACAAGTACAGAAGAATCTTCCAGCTACCAATAATGGACAACAAACACAACCACGTGACCCAAACGAACCTAGTTACGAAGAATATTTAAATGCTAAAAGAGCCACTGAAGAAATGGAAAATAATCCGGACAAAAACCAACACGCCGGAGGTGGTCCTGGAATGGCATTAACACACCCTAATCAATCTTATGATAGTTTTAGAAAAGAAGTAGGAAAAGCAAGAAGTGAAGCAATAGTAGTTCAATAGTAAAATTTCGGGTAGCCCGCCTACCCTTATTATTTTTTGCCAATTTTAAGGAGGAGAAATAAAATGGCATCATTTACTATTACAAAAAGAAAGAATAAAACGTCGACATCTTGGCAATACGATGTAAAACATCCGTCTTTCAAATCAGGAAAGAAAAGAAAGTCGGGATTCAAAACTAAAGCAGAGGCAAGCAATGCTGCACAACAATTGATTAGAGATTTGGAGGACGGAAATAACATTGAAGATAACAAAAAGTTTAAAGAATACTACAGTGATTGGATAAATATAAAAAATAAAAAACAATTATCCAGCAAACAGTTTTATTGGTACGAAAGATCAATTAAGTTATTTAGCGAGTTTTTTGGGGAAACCATGTTAGTAAAAAATATTACGCGAAGTGAATATCAAAGGTTTTTAAATAAATACGCACAAGGTCATACCGACGAGACCGTGAGAAAGGTTCACGGTTGTTTAGCAAGATGTATCAAAGACGCATTATATGATGGTTATTTAAAAAAAGACCCTACCTATGATGTTAATATCAAAGGCACTGAAAAATCTAAAGATGAGAAGTTTAAATATATAACGATCAAAGACTACTTAAACTTACTAGAGTACTTTAAAAAAAGAGATGAAGAAAGCTATATCTTTCTGTATATTTTAGGCATTACTGGTGCAAGATATAGCGATGTTATTAATATGACATACAAAGATTTAAACAAAGCAAATGGTATAGTTCATTTACCCGGAACAAAAACAAAGAATTCAAAACGAGACGTAGAAGTTAATCCAAGAGATATTATGCGTATAAATTCAAAGTTGGCCAGATTGCCACGTAGAATTAACGGGAAGCTATTTTCGGTTAGTCATACATCAGTGAGCAAATCATTTAAAAAAGCAAAAGAAGTAATAGGATTAAATAATGATAACATCACTCCCTATTCACTTAGACATACTCACACATCTTACTTACTATCAAAAGGCATACCGATTGAATATATTAGCAAACGATTAGGTCACTCTACAATATCGCAAACGTTAAACACCTATTCACATCTACTTGAAGAACATAAAAAAGAGCAAGGTCAACGAGTCAGAGAATTATTTTCTTGA